TCCTGCAACTTCATCATAAGGTTCCCATTCGTCTTCTAATTCAATTGTGTGCATATAGTCTGCCACACTAACTTGGTCTATATAAGCTAAAGCATCAATAATGTCATCGTGTGTGCCTTTACTTGGAAATTCTAGTAACTGTGTTTCTAAATCTTTATTCCAACTAGGGTTACGATTAAATGTAATCTTACCGTGTTCTAATCTACCCTGTAAAGCCCAAGTAATTCTATCTGCTTTCTTTTTACCACCGTGGGTTACATCTGTAATGACAACCCATTGTCCTTGTGTTCGCATCTCATCTTGTAGATAAGGTAGTATAGCATTTTTTAACGCACCAGACTCTATTCCTACAGTCGTTGCTTGATTTTCAATTGCAGCCTGTAGTATTTTAGAAGCAGTTTCTTTAATACCCCATCTACCGTGGAGTATATCTTTGACCCACCACTTGTCAGCATAGACTTTAACGATAGCAATTGCAGTTTCATCCAACTTACTACCTTTAATGCCACGTTCTTTCTCCACTTGTTCATATCCTGCAGGGTCGACTGCAATAACGTAGTTACCTTCGTCAGGTTCTTCATCATCATATTTAATCCATTCATTTTTAAAGATGCCACCTGTAAAACTTACAAAACTAGCTTCAAATTCTTGTCTAAAAGCTTGAGTAGACATTGTTCTTCTAGCTACTTCTACTTCTTTTGGGTCTATTAGAGGGTTATCTATTGATGTATACTGGAATGATTCCCAATCTTCATCTTTATCTGCCTCTAAATACAAATCATAAAAGTGATTTTTCCCGGCGGGCGTGCCTATAAAGAGTGCACCACCTTGAACGTCAGCAAGAGTCGGTCTTATTATCTGTTCCCATACTTCTACCTTCATACTAGCGTACTCATCGAGTACAACGTAAGCTAAACCTACGCCTCTTAAAGTATCTGGTCGGTCACTGCCCTTCAAACTAATTCTTCTACCGTTGACTAACTTCATAGTAGCTGTATTTTCGTGGGTTGTTTCTATAAGGTCTGTATCTTGCAACAGTTCTTTAAGCATATTCCACATAATATCTTTAGCTTGCTGGAAAGTAGGACCTATGTAAAACACATCCTTACTTTCTGATTGTAGAGCTTTAATAATAAGTATCCAAGCTGCCAATCTAGACTTACCAAATCTTCTTCCTGCACTTACAACCTTAAATCTAGCGGTACTATTAAATATCTCTAGTTGTGCGGGATGTAACTTTACATCTAATTCTTTACTCACTACTGGCTATCTTAATAATAGTCTCATCTATCTTAGACTCTTCAATAATAACACCTTCGTCATACTCTAAAGGTTCTTTTTTGTCAGCTTCTATTATTTTTTCTGTAAGACCACCAACATTAATAATAACATTACCTTTATTTTCTGAAGACCTAAACTCTACTGCCTTAGTGGTAGGAATGATTCTATCCATACACATCTTAAGACAAGTCCTGTCACCTTCGAGCGCTAAGTCTATAACCTTCTGGACAATTTCTGGTCCTTTGTTAGACATTAACTCTCTGCTTAGAGCTGTAAACTTATTGACGCTACCTTTAGGTCTACCCTCTGGATTCAGAGACTTCATTCCCTTAAATAAATTAGGCGAACCTTTTTTCTTTGCAGACATTAACTTTGAGCTCCTCTTTAGTGTACTTAGGTTCTCTTTAGTTTTCTGTCTAAAGTTATTATTAAAGTGATAACTATAATGATAATTCTAAAGGTTGGTTCTAAAAGAAGCCTTTGATTTAAATCTTATCTATAGTAATATTATAGCATACTTTTCTATGATTGTCAATAGCAGATGTGTCTTTATTTCACTAAAGTCCCTCTCCGCACCTCCAGTTTCTAGAATTCCTCTAGTAAATAACAGGATTTACCCAAATTCACTCCAATCTGCGTATGAGCCTAAATATATACACACGCGTACCAAATGAGCCTCCCCGGGGGTCATTCTTAAGTAGCACTCAAGCGGACTCAAGTACACATATAGAGGGACTGATGACACTCAAGCGGACTCAAGTACTCATATGTGAGATAAAAGAGAGTATGAGTTAGACATTAGAGACACCTTGAATCCTGACACCGGTGTCAACATTAGAAACTAATTTAATACGATTGTTTAAAGATCGCTTGCACTTGTGTATAATCAACCTATCACCAGCGCTTATGCTGTTGAGCTAGAACCATAAAAACTCTAGCATTATCAATAACTTAAAGGATAAACACAATGAAAGCAACTACTACTAAAGCAACACCAACTGACTTTGATATTGAAATTAAAGCAACAGCGGCACGCAACCTATTCGACACTAGCAAGACTGATGTTGAGTATATAGATAACGTAATTGATACAGCCGGTAAGATATCAAACGGTGAGAATACAGTCAGTGACTTCTTAGTTGAAGTGTCGGACGATAAGCTAAAGCGTACTAAGTATATACAGCGCTTGAACCACCTGAACAACACACTTACTACTGAAGAATTAACAGCGTTCAAGAAGAAGATACACAAGATAGTTAAAATAACTAACAAGAAGAAGACTCAAGAACGTATATTAGGCACTGAAGCTTGTAAAACTACTAAGTGGAGCATTCGACTTGCGAAGACTGATGATGTTAACAACGGCTTAGCGCTAGAGACTCAAAAAGGAACATATAAAGAGTTTGTAACACCTATCGAGCCTACAGTTGAAAAAGCACCAGAAACTCTAGCAGATACAATAGCTAATTGGTTAGAAGCTAATGAGCCTGAGACAATGGCAAAAGATAAGCGCAAGCCTTTTAATGATGATGTCATCAACTCAAGTCAAATGCTAATTACAAAGGTTCTATTAATCAAAGGCAAATAGCACCAACACTAGCAACACCAAAGCCCACGTTAATTCGTGGGTTTTTTTTGTCTGTAATTCCTGACACCGGTGTCAACACTTGAGCACCTATTGACTATCATCTATAGCTGTTATATTATGCTCACATATTGAGCAAGGGCTTACTATGGGTTGACCCTTTAAAGTCTCTATATGAGCAAATATAGAACCCTAATAATACAATTAATCAAAGGATATGTATGAAAACAATAAGAATAGGAACAAATGACTATTCCAAAACTAAAATCAAAAATAATATAATGAAGACTTATTTATTGAGAATAGAAAAGGAAAATAATCACTGGTATCTAGAAGCAAATAAATGGGCTGTTGAAGTCTCTGAATTTCTTTTAAGCTTTACCGGTCAAAATGTCTCAGTGCAACAGGTTTTAGGTGTTGTTTCTGCATTATCACCTATGCAGGAATGGAATAAGAATAAAGAAATAGCAATTGAGTTGATTATGACTGGTAACACTGGATATATGGAACGTGGTAAGCAAAAAGCAAGGGATATTTTATCTATTCCATACGTTTATCATAGTTTAATGAGTCCGGCTCAAATAGACGATAAAATACAGACTATATTAAACGGTGAGAAAACGAAAACATTCTATGAAAATATGGTCTATCCGACGCGCTCTGGCGGTGTTACTGTTGACCGTCACGCAATATCTATAGCGATTGGACATATTGCAGATGATAAAGAACAATCTATTTCTGGTGCGGTATATACATTCATAGAAAACTGTTATATAATGACAGCAGAAACATTAGGACTTGCACCGTTACACTTGCAGTCTATAACGTGGCAGACTTGGAAACGTATCAAGTAAATCGTGACACTGGTGTCAAGAATTTAAACTAAAGACTGGGAGGTCTAAAATGATTAGGGAATTAATAACAATTACTGAAAGTTCCGGCGAGGTTGAACATACTTTTTTTGAAACTGTTCGAGATGCTCAGACTGACCAAGAAATACTTGAAAATCTTTTTGGTGAGTTGGACTTGGAAGAGTCAAAGGAAAATCTTAGAAATGGTTTTTTAACTAGAGATTGGAGCAGTTTTGTTTGGGTGGATAAACGCTCACCTATAACAGAAACAGAAGAAGCTGTTTTAATTAAATTTAATATAATATAGGAGTTAATATGACTGAGCAAGAAATGAAAGTAAGTAAAATAGATTTATTCAAATCGTGGGGCTATGATAACCCTTCAAAATTACCATATGGTGAACATATGATGATTGCCCCTGAGCCTGAAATAAGGCAGAACCCCTACTCAGGGGTTAAGGTAGAGTTAAACCCTGTCGAATTGGCAGTATTTGACCGCCTGATGGACGCATATCACACACATATAGACATTGGCAATCGAGGTGATTATAAAGAAGCTAAAATTTTATATTCTGAATACAATATGGGTAAGAATTGGTTCATTGAAAATAACATTGAAGCTTATATGGACTTAATAGATTAGGAGATTTTATGCAAACTTATGCTTACAAACTAGTTAGGAAACTAAAAAACGGTGATATTGCACCACTATTTATTAATAAGACTCAGCGTCTGCAATTTAACAAGAAGTATTACGCTGAGATGCACGAAACTAAGGGGTTTAAGGTTCGTAAGGGGTGGCACTGTTGTGCTACTCCAGATGCACCACACCTATCCAAAAAAGGCAGAATATGGGTCAAGGTATTGATTGATGACTACAAACTGCACGTCAGACCGGACTCTCAAGGCGGATTATGGTATACTGCCAACGAGATGACGATTACACAACAACTTACTTTTTAAATTAGGAGATTTTATGGAAATTAATATATATACAAGTGACATCAGAGATTTTGACAAGGAAGTTGACAGAAAACTTGATGTCAGAGAGGAGTATGGCTCCGATTTGTTTGATGAAAGTGGCAGACTGAGTTGGCTTAAGTACCCATACCCTATTGATTCTTCTACTTATTTAGGTATAATGATGGCTATGCAAGGTCAAATTAGTATGTTAGAAAAGACCGTAGAGCATCTTAAGAACAAAATAGGGTGGGTTAGTGGTTATGATGACCACCGTTTCACTGTAGAGAAAAGTTTAGAATCGCGTATAACTGAACTAGAAACTGCTCTATTTGATGGTAAGAATAACTCAGAACAATCTTTATATGGAGAATAATAGTGAATAAAAAACCTTTAATAAGCAGACTAGCTAAAATCTACAAAGAGCAACAGTACACATATTTTGTTACTGATGGCGAGGGTAACTGTCTCGCTGAAAATATGACAGAAACTGATGCTAGAATTTATGCTATGAAAGACAGTGGTTGGTCTATTGGTAGAGATACTAATCCGGACTTACCTTTTTATAATGATGATGGCGTTGAGATAAGCTATGAAAATAAAGACATATTATCCGAGGAGGATTTGAATGACTAACCCTAATAACAACAAGAACTTTAATGACGAAGCCCTAAGGATTAATAGGACATTAAAAAAGAAACTTGATAAGGTTAATAAAATCGTTGATGAATGTATTGCTTGTGGGTATAAGCCTAATGAAGATATATTTAAGATATTAAAAGAGGTTTTATCGTGAGATGTAAATGTTGTGATAATTTATTGACTGAATGGGAGTCTAAAGCTAGAGACCCTAAAGAAAAGAGTGAGTTTCTAGACTTGTGTGGTGTCTGTAGATACCACTCCAATCCCTATTCTTATCTTGATGATGACGAGATACTAAATAAACTTGATATAACTGTTGACTCTGGTTGATAAATAGTTTAAAATATTACTATAGATTCAATTAAAGTATTAATCATTATGATTATCACTTTAGTTGAGTCTTTAGTTTAGTTTGTGGTGTTTCTATAGACCGGCACTGCAATCTCTTTTATAGGTCTTGAGGAAATTATATGATTACTACAGGTATAGCAAAGTACGTCTATCTAGACAGTACAGAAAAGTTCAACGGTGAGGACACAGGTAAGTACACACTTACTGTCGCTGTTGATGACAAGGAAGCCAAGACACTAGAGAAAGCCGGTGTCAAGGTACGCACTATCAACACTGAAGATGGAGGGTCTTATAGAGCGCGTAAATTCTCTACTAAATACCCGTTATCTTTCGAGATGATAAAGACTGACGAGGGCGAAGCAATCGGTCACGACTTTGGTGCTGAGTCAGAGGTGCAAGTGCTGTGGAAAGCAGGTCAAGCCCACCCACAACACGGAGTAGCAACATACTTGACTGCTGTCAAGGTCACTAATCGTACCGAAGGGTACAAGTCTGCAGATGCTGAGACGAGTGAATTCTTTGCCTAAGCAATCTACATTCGTAGAGCATAAGCCCTGTCCTGCCTGCAGAAATGCAGGTGGGGATAGGTCAGGAGATAACCTGTCGATTTATTCCGATGGTCACGGTTATTGCAATGCGTGTGGTCACTACCAAAAAGATGACACCGGTGTCAACAATTATATAGAGGAGAAAAAGCCTATGCAAACAATCACACCGAGAGGTGTATCTAATGCGTCAATTAAAGACAGACGTATATCATCTAGCATCACATCAAAGTTTGGTGTGACTGTAAGTTACGACAAGAAAGGTCAGATAGAGAAACATTACTATCCATACTACGACTCTAACGAGAGCAACAGGCTACTCGGCTATAAAGAGAGGACTGTCGCAACTAAAGAGTTTCAAATCATTGGTACTAACAAAGGCTCAGGTCTGTTCGGACAAAATGCTAATCGCTCAGGCGGTAAGTATCTGACTATTTGCGAGGGTGAAATTGATGCCCTCTCGATTTCAGAGATGTTCGATGGCAAGTGGCAGGTAGTATCACTCAAGAACGGAGCGTCATCTGCATCACGTGACATCAAAGAGAATCTAGAATACATAGAATCCTTTGATAATATAGTCTTGTGTTTCGACCAAGACCAAGCCGGTAATGATGCTGTCAAGGCTGTTCAGGATATTATATCTGTTGGTAAGCTGAAAGTTTGTAAGCTACCTATGAAGGACGCTAGTGATATGCTAGTCAACGGTAAGGTCAAAGAGTTTACTAATGCTTGGTGGTCTGCTGAATCTTATACTCCGGCAGGAATTGTCAGAGGTAAAGATACTTGGGAACATCTATTAAAAGACGAGAACCTAGTGACTGTCGACTATCCTTGGGAAGGTCTTAACAAACTGACGTATGGCTTTCGTGCTAAGGAACTAGTGACTATCACCAGTGGCTCAGGTATGGGTAAGACTAGTGTTGTCAAGGAACTAGAAGCATACATACTTGATAAGACTGATGACAACCTAGCTATCATTCACTTGGAAGAATCAATAGAGCGTAGTGTTAAAGGCTTGATGTCTATAGAAGCCAACGCACCTATACATATCCCACAGTATGAGCGTGAACTTAGTGACGAGGACAAGAAAGCATTGTGGCAGAAGTCTGTCGGTGATAAGAATGTTTTCTTCTATGACCACTTCGGCAGTATGTCTGAGGATTCCTTGCTCAATGTAATCAGAACTTATGCTAAGTCTTATGACTGTAAGTGGATTGTGTTAGACCACCTATCAATCGTAGTCAGTGACCAAGACGGTATACTTGACGAGCGTAAGGCAATTGATGCCATTATGACTAAGCTTAGGAAGATAGTACAGGAGACTGGCGTAGGCTTGTTCCTTATATCTCACCTCAGACGACCACAAGGTAAGCCGCACGAAGAAGGTGGACAGGTGAGCCTATCAGAACTTAGAGGTTCCGCAGCAATTGCCCAGTTATCTGACATAGTTATAGGCTTAGAGCGTAACCAACAAGATGATGACCCTGTCATTCGCAATCAAACTACACTGCGTGTGATTAAGAATAGGTTCTCAGGTCTGACAGGTAAAGCTTGTAAGTTATATTACAATGCAGAAACAGGTAGATTATCGGAGGTAATGGATGAAGTCGACAGCTTTTTTTGATATAGAAACTGACGGGCTCAACGCTACTAAGATACATTGCATATGTGCGATGCTTAATGACGGTGAGTCTACTGTATATAATTTTATAGGAGACAATTCAGATGGATTATTTCGAGACTGGTTGGCATCAGAGGATGTCGGTACTCTTGTTGGACACAACATTATTGGCTTTGATGTTCCTGTTCTGCGTAGGCTTAGTAGCTTTCGTTGGGACTTTAATCTTCGGGACACTTTGGTTCTTAGTCGACTACACAATCCTAGCCTTGACGGTGGACATAGTCTAAGGTCTTGGGGTGAGCGACTTGGTAACTATAAGGACGACTATCAAGGTGGTTGGGAAGAGTATAGCCAAGAGATGTTATCTTATTGCCAACAAGATGTTCGTGTCACTAAGGCTTTGTATGAGCGTCTAAATGATGACACCGGTGTCAACAATAATGCAGTAGATTTAGAACATAACACTGCTAACATCATTAAGACACAGACCGACAACGGTATGCAACTCAACGAGAGCAGAGCATATGAGTTGTTAGCTGAGATGAAAGAGAAAGTGTTTGACATAGAGGACGAGGTACACAAGAGATTTAAACCTCTGCCTGTATGGGTTAGCTTACCACACCCTAAAGAAAAGAAACACAACAAAGATGGGAGTATATCTAAAAGGTATCAAGCACAA